CGTAAGAAAACTATCGGCCCCACCCCTTGGGATGGGACCGATTGTAGCGGTGTCTCAAATTTAACCGCCCCTCCTGTCTTCTCAGATACATTAACCCCCGCAGTTGTAATCTGCACGAAATAAGATATCTATCAAAACGAAGAAAAGGTATATTGGGTATGCTCCGAGACGAAAGCAAACCACAGATGCGCGAACGCATCAGCCGGAGGTTTTACTCTCTCTAGAAATCTTGAAACCGGAAATCGGATTCAGACTCGGAGGATGCGCTTAAGCGGTATTCCGTGACACTAGGGGCACCGTTGATACCCACCCGTGAAGGTGAAAATCGTCAGCGCCCGCTCGCGCAAGTGTAACGGAGTATGACCCGGATAGGTCATTGTAATTACCAATTGTGAGGACGTTTGCATTTTGGTATGGAATGCTCCCTAAAATAGAATAGGAGCCATTGACAATCTGATTGGCACATCCACGAGCCAACAAATTGTTGTAAGGGGGTATTTGAACTTCAGCAACTCCCTCATTGCTGGGACAAAAGACGACTTTGGCGTTGTCGATGGTGGATGCAGTATAAGTGCCACCTCCAGCAGCCTGGCTGGCAGCAGCAGTTCCTGCGTCATATCCCACCTCAATGGTGAAGGGTATATCGCCAACTCCCTTGGCGAATTTCATCATCAATCTCATACCACCACTCGAAAACAAATAAGAACATGATAAGGTATTGATAGGGTCACTTGTGAAATAGTCACGTAACAATGCTGCGCCATTGTTCGTCTTCTGCGTGACTGGGTAAAGAACAAAAGGCCAATAATACAACAGGCCTTGTGCAGCAATCAAACGATTGGAAAAAGTCAAATATTGTTGTGTAAAGAATCTCTTAATAAGCTGTCGAAACGAACGAAAATCTTCTCCAATAGCAATCTCGACAGCCTTACGATGACCACTCGACGTTGAACCAAGATCTACACAATCGGTCACTACATACGGGTCAGCCATTTGATTGACAAAAGGTCTTGCCATTTGGCCCACAAAAGGTATGTATGGTTCGTAAATTGAGTTGACAGGTTGAGCGTATTGCATATCATCATCAGCGCACGCCTCACAAATAATTCCAACCGTGGTAGGAACGGACGAAGGTGCGACCAAAACGTCGAGGACAAAAATCGAAATGTAGCCCGAAGAATCATTGTTTCCGAGCCACAAACGGGGATCCAAATATGGAACACATATTTCAAACTCTGAGGTAGTACGGATATCAACAATTTCACGGTAAACATATTCACTTTGCGCCATAGTAAATGTAACGGTAGAAAGCCCTGGCGCAAAAGCAATCAATAAACGCCCAGTATGAAATTCGTTTTTCACCAATTTAAATCTGTACTTCATGCCTCCCCTCCATTTGGAAGTGTATATGAGGGGCAAATTACATGGCAACGGAACAAATCCTTTTGCATAAGTTGTGTACAAATTTGGGGTAATAGACTGGGTAAACAATTGAGTACCAGAAGTAGAAGCCGCTGTCCAGTTGAAAGACTGGAAATACGCATAATGCTTCTTAATGAACTCAAAACTCATTTCGTCGACATCTGTACGGGCCAAGCCTATATCTTGGGCTGTCTCATTAGTCAATGAGATACCTAGAGGCTTGGCTTGGGAGTCACCATCTGCAACACCCATATACGGCGCAATAGTGCGAACCATCCTAGTTGGGACGGACATATCCAAAGGTTTGCTCCAGCCAAGGGCCCGTGCCGCATCCGAAAACACAGCAGAGACCCAAGACGCAGTCTGGGTATATGGAGCAAGAAGGGGAATCTGGCCTAAAATAGTCGAAGCTTTCGAGACCTTAGTAAGAACGCCAGAAATGGGACCCACGCCTTCAGAGGCCGCCTCTTTGACTTGAGGGGTAGCCATCTGATTGACAGTGGGGGCGCCAATTTGCACGTCCTGACATGAGCCCCACAGCGTGTAAGGAACGGTGGACGATCCTGAACCGGCTTGCAAACCATAATACGGCATAAGAATCACCCGACCCATCAAAAAGTACGGAGCCGAAGCGCCAATAACGTTGTGGGTCAAAACAGACATGTAGGGTATATTTAAGGTGACATGTGTCTGTTTTGCCAAATCAAGCTCTACATGGGGTAATTGGGTAATAGAGGTAAGGTTGGCAGTATGCATGGTATACCACAAATTCGCATGCACAGTGTCAGTGGCAGGAATTCCACCATTGGGAACAAAACCAAGAATGTAACGACCAGTTTGGAAACGAGAAGCATTCACTTGCAAAGTGACTTTAAAACCACATTTGACGGTATAAATGCCAGCAAGACGGGCATACTTGAGGGTATTCGACAAAATGGTTGTAACATCCGTGTTGAAAAGGATTCCAGAGTCGGTAGTTTGAAGGACTCCGGAAGACATAATAGCAGGTCTCTCCAAGTAATCAATAATTGTTTGAGAAGAGGGGACAGTAAGTGAACTTGTGATTGAGGAATCTACGTCTACCTCCTTAGGTATCGTGGCCTCATATCCAAGCGTGTCATTGGCGAAATGTGTGGTAGGATTGTGGGAATCAGAACTTGTGACCCTTCCAACCAGCGAACCGGTCAGTTGGGCTTGGGACATATCATTAATTAGAGGGGCCGACATCGTCATTCTGATTGTCTATATTCCAGTCAAAGATCAAGGCGTTTGATCTTGCTGTCTCGTAGTCCGAGATTGGTGGACTCCACTGTGGTTCGACAAATTTCCTGATTCGTGGGAACCATTCATTCCAAACCTCTCGTGGATGAAGAGCGAGTTCTCGAAGAGCATTGTCTGCACGCTCAATCGAGTTCTCAAGCTCCCTGCCCCTGGTTGTCCAAAGGGGCATTTCAAGGATAACATCAAGGCGTAATGCGCCCACCCAAATGTCAATGTCCTCATGATAAACCGGCATACGCTTCAAAATTGAAGCTTCCGCTTGGGGTACTAGAGCACGCAACTCCCCCGTGGTTTTGTTGTCATCGGTGTAAACATCACCGAACTCTTTAAATATATCTTGCAACGAATTGACATTGAACCATTCATATCCCTTCTTTACAGCAAAGCGATTGTCATCACCAAGGAACCGGCAAATGACATTCTGCCTATATGCTTTAATGGCCAAAGGGAGGAGCAATTTACGCTCAGTAATTCCATTGTTCAAAAAGTTAGCTGCTAGGCGAAGAAAAGCGTACTGAAATTTAATAGCATTGATCAGACTATTAAACGGAGCTGTTAATGCATTTCCGCTTGGCCAGCTCGATGTCCATTGCTCCAGGTACGCCCCTCGGACATGGTAGGAGTGGGCACAGGTCTCAAGAAAGGAACGCCGAATGGTGGCCCAACGACGTCCTTTGGTTGACCCACCCGCTCCTGCTTCACCAAACAATATTTCCACAGCATCTCCAGCGGCGTAAATGAGCTCAGGGAAGATTCGCTTGTCCCATTCGCTAAAGTCACCAGCTCCATATCTGTCGCTACCGCCAAAACCGACGAACTTTCGCTCAAGTTCATCATAATGCTTCACAGGATTGAACCCGATAAGAAACTCATTCTGAACCACGGTTTCAACACACCAGCGACTGAATGGCCCATAATACATTCGTCCCACAACATTAGACTCAAAATTGCAGGCAGAAATGAGCCGTGGCTTATCAATTTTCGACAGCTTCCTCAGCTCAGACTTGTGGTTGTCAACAAACGGGTAGAATGGAACAATACCCATTGCCATCTTATCAACGTTCATGGCAAGAGATTGTACAAACTCAGGCCATTTTTCCCCATAGATCTTGCGACCAGAGGCATCCTTGCTGATGAAGATTGACTTCCGCTGCCCGAGTGCCGACTCATGATATCCTGGACTCGTGGTCAAGTCCATGGATGAAAACCCAGTTCCAGGAATGCCATCGATGGCTGACTCCAAGTCGAAAGGGTTAAATGAACCATTGTACTGAATAGACTTCATGTGATCACCCACAGCAATAGTCGCAGTCCTCAACAGTTCAGGATCATAAGACTGTTGATATGCCTCAGAGTAACCGGACCGAGCCACTGGGTACAACTCACGTCCTGTGTGTACTGGAGCAAGCTTGCGTTCCACATATTCCTGTGAAGATTTATAAGGAACGTACGAGTTCTTGCAGTACATAGAGGAAGGAACTGCCAACACAGAAATTGGAACACCCGTGTGGCATTCCATATCATACCCCTGATTCAAGGTAAGGGCTGTCGTGTAGTCGGCCTCCGAATCAAAGTCCACCTCCAAATCCATTTCAAACTCCTCTTCACGATTTGCGCGGTCAATTGCCTCAGATATCATGGAAACATCCAAACGAGCAGAATGGCCCCAAAAACCGTTCCCACAAATGTGCATTCCCACAATTTTGTCACCAGAAATAAGCGGAAGGCCACACGCTCCGTTCCTTGTTGGCAACAGGTAGCTAATGACCTCAGTGCGCGTGACACGTCCTTCAACTTCGTCCATGACCGTGACAGAATCAGTGACGTTTGTGATCTTTGGCACGATGACATCATCCTCGACCCTAAACGTGCGTTCACCGGGTTCACCGCTGACCACAGCCATCCACGACTTAGAGACCAGTCCAACATTGAGCAGCCTTTCATTAAATGCGAAACTGGCCTCTTTTTGCGTGGCAAAGTGGGAAGTGATATTCTTGCCCTCAGGGATATTGACATTGAACTTAGCCTTCATAAGGTCCTTATTTATGCCCCAATCCTCAATGATGTCCATCTGTGAGTAAGGTACGTCCACCTTAATGTCACCACGTTGGATAATAAACTTTGGGTCGCGTCCCACTTCCTTGTAAGCCTGTCGCAATCGGACATAAAAATGTCGCACAAACACGAAGGTTCTTCCGCCAACGCAGAGCAGGGATCCCAAACGAGCATCCTTCTCATCGACAAGCTCCCAGATGTTCTTCCTCAACATAGGAGCCACCTCATCGAAAACGGCGCCTCCCACCATCTGGTTTTTCTGTCCACGCGAAAACTGACGATTGACTCTCGTCTGTTGTCGAGCCCGCGAACGAGCCCCTTGTGGCGTGGACGGCTCATACCCCTGATTCACGCTGTTGAAAAAGTTGGACTTGTAATACATGGTCCATAAAGAATAGAACAGACCAATTGCGAGCGAAAACTCAACCATGTATTGAGCAACAAATGACAGGGCGCGCTTAGCTAAAGACCAAAGAGGATTGATCAAATTAACCATCAGAGCCTCGCACCCCTTACGGAAAGCCGTGCGTGTCGTATCCATCACGTACTTCTTGGTGAACAGCCGTCGACGCTGTTCCGGATCGCGTAACGCTCTATACGCTCGTCTTGCGAATTCAGGTGCACAACACGCAGTTGAAATTGACATTTCAACCGCACTGGCAACCGGAACCCCCACCAAATATATAAGTGACAAGTGCATCTCCGCCACACTAAATCGACCTTTAATCCACCTTTTGTACACGGCAATGTACTCCTGGTCAGTGTCGCACCGCGAAGGTAGTTTCGCTTTACTTTTGTCAATTTGGGCCCTCCACTCACGGTCCCACTCAAATTCGAGTCCCACATCCAAAAATGGGATGGGCAATGGGATTTTAGTCCACCAAGCATCAGAAGTGGGGCTATACATTTGGCCAGGCCACAATAAGGCAACACCTGTCTCCACAAAAGGTCTCCAATAACTCGTAATGGACAAACGATAGTCGTCAAAACTCGCACGTCCATTAGCTGCTAAGCACATCCCATATCGGTGACTCCACTTGTTTGGGTCAGCCTTGATATTGGACATCATGCCTCCATGTACGTCAACCTCAAGGGCTTGGCGAGTCAAGATTCCTTCGACTACTCCCTGCCTACTCTCGGCGTCAACATATCCATAAGGATTGAGGACTCTCTCCTTATGGGACAAAGGAAAAGCCTCAGCTCGAAGCATCTCAATGACAGGATCTTCCTCTTTGAGGGGCTTAGCACCAAAAAGTGTGTCAAAGAGTGTGGGTTTGGGTGGAGGTGGGGGTGGCGGGGTGAATGAATAAGCCACTTCAAGGAGCTCCTCCTTGGCTTTGCCCTTCCAAGAACCAGATTCCATTTGGTTCACATTAGGGAGCAAAAGGGGACCTCCTGGCGGTAAGGCATCAATGATGTCGCTCTGCTCGGGAACCTCATCAAAGAACAACTCAGGGTGAGCCACAATGTTATCACAACCACCGTCGGTCACTGTTTCCAACTCAGCTGCGATCTCTTTATCAATGACATCCAACAAAACGTCATCATCTGTACGTCGTGAATTTTTCTCCATGAGCAAAGCAGCATCAATCATGTTGTAAAAATGCTCCTCTGGCTCATCTGCATTGTTGGCAAAATACTCCTCGTGCATACGAAAACGACCAACCATCATGGCAAACAATTCCGGTATCGTCAAAAATATGCCCAATGTGTGAAAATAGTAATCTTTTTTGCTCATCACTCCTAACTCAAGCTCATAAATGTCCATGGAACGTTTGTCCAATTTCATTTCTGAGGCGGGTACATCTCCTTTATTGCCAACCTTAACACAAATGTGTAAACGTCGAGCAACAGCACTCTTATACTTGACATTGTCATCGTCAAGATAAGTGGCATTTGTGGTCTGGATGGAGAGAGTTTGGTGATAATGATGTTTTCCTTTACTTTGCGCTTCAGCCATGGCAATCGCAACAGACGTGCCATTAACCTCCTGAATCAACTCAACCCATTGAGACTCACTGGGCGTCTTAGCATCAGTACACCCGATATCATCTCGCCAAATTGCCTCTGTTTCACCAGTTATCCCCTCGAACCACTGTTCCGTAGTTCGCTGATGAATAAACCGTTCTGGGTTTTCCCGGAATTTACGCAATTTTTCTGTTTTATTGCGAAACCTCCAAAGACACCAGCACTTGCAAAGGTAAGTGGCCAATTCGGATTTCCCAGTTCCAGGCTCACCAAAGAGGCAAACATCTACAGGAACAATCCGACTTTTTGCAGCAGAAGCGCCTTGTGCCAACATTTCTGTACGAATTTTAGACAATTTCCGTAAATGGTCTTGTAAAATCGTCGTGTAAGCACCTTTCCCACTCTTTTGAAAGAAGAGGGCAAGTTCTTCGCCATCCTCAATCAAGGCTATGAGTTCCGCAATGCCGACCGTACTAACATCAAGCTTGATCGTTTGATCATCTACGTAATAGGCGTCACATCGATTGATCCACTCGGTAAGTTCATTGTCAAGCGACAAAGCAAGATCAGGAACAAGTGAGGTGTACTTCGATACCCAAGAGGATATCTTGATAACTGATGAAAAGATGGCTTTGGACAACGCCGAGGCTCCTTTTTGCAGGCCTGGAAAGTCCTTGACCATTGCCGTGAAACTTTTACGATCTCCCCGAATCCCGATGATGCTATAGGACAACAGGATGGGTTCTAACCAAGCCTCGAGATCATCGTTGGCGCCTTGCACCTGATTCACCACGTGCTCAAAATCAGCCTCACTGAAATCAGGCATAACAAAGAAAGAACCCATGGCGGCAACTGCCTTAAACCCCACAGCAGCAACACCACCGAGGGCCAAAACACCCAACATCCATTTGTAATACCACTCACCAGTGGTCTTGTAAAGGTAAGCCAACCCAGCAACTATGAACGGGTATATAATGGGAGCAAATTCCCATAGTTTGTTCATCAGCCACATGACAGTCTCCCACATACCTTTGCCAGCAGCAAGGGCCGTATCTTTGACACCCTCAAGGGATGGCATTTTCCATGAACCTACCGTGTCACGCATAGTGTTCATCAAGTTGTTGGCATTTTGAGTGACCGATTCCGTGCTTTGGACTACAGAATCAGCAACTTTTACCGTGGAGGCCTTGACCTCTGCCATCTCCGCAGTGACCTGGTTGACGGTTGCATACAAACGATCCTCAACGCGCGATGCTATTTTGGTCGTTGTGGAGGCAGCATCCGCAACCTCGCGAAGAGTGGTCTGCATTTGATCTGCCATTTCACCTGCTCGCGAAAAGCCAAACATCTGATTGACATTCTGCTTCAAGAGAGAATTGGTGTCACGTGAGAAGATGCGCTCCATGTCAACATTCTGTATTGGGCAAACTCCATTCCGCTCAAGTAATACCATGAGTGATGGGAAGCCGACTACGTTAAGTTCATGCGGAGACATGTTGTTTGGGGAAGCTGTGCAAGACGCAATAATTCTGCGGACAATCGTTGAGACAAACTTGTATTTAAGGTTTATTGACACGAGTTCAAAGTTGTCATAAAACCAACCCACCGCGCTAAGATGTGGTACACACGGTGGTTTCAAGTATAACGAAAAATACAGCGAGAATTTCTCGCGGTCTTGCTGGGACAAACGGGCACGCATAAGCGCTAAGTTTGAGATGGACAAACTACAAATAAAGCGCAAACACGCCATATAAATGATGGTGTCTAAGCGGTCAACAAGGCGCCAATAGTCCATAGAAGGCTCAATTATGGTAAGACACTCAGCCTCTCCGTTAATCAAACCAGGTAAGCTACTATTGTGAGCTCGCATCCATTGTGAAAAGACATATGATATTTCGGTGACATCAACGTTAATCTTAAGATCGTCACAGACACCTATCATTTCTCCTACCATTGGATGAAACCCAGGAACGGTTTCAACCTGTTTTTGAATTTTGCTTGCCTCTTTTGAAGGGGCATATAAATCACGAACTTTGATTGTATCAGCGTTGCTGATGGTAATGGTCGAAAGGGTTTCTAAATTCATGGCCACAAAACACCGATGGTCCCACGCTTAGAAAATGCATCTATGCAATCCCTTGGTGAAAGGGACGAAATTATACATCTTCAGGCGATCCTGCACGTTTACACCGGCAAGTTCACGTTGCGACTATGTCTGCATACAAGTCCGACATGTGTTAAACACAGGGTCCTCAAGTACTACTCTTTGGACTGAATCAAGTATTTCAACGCTTCCACGTGCATGAGAACAATATATCCACAGGGTTGTTAATGCCTGTTTTTGACGGTAATCCACACTGACCGTGTCAATAGGCTAGTGTAATGGTAAAAGAAAAAGAAAGTCAGATAACATAAGATCATGTTTTATTTGTTTGTAGTTTTTGCAAAAATCATTCCATTAGAAATGGGATCAGAATAAGAGGTCCAATGAAGAGGGATAACCGTGGCACACCCCCCCCTGAACTTTACCTACAATGGAGAGCTCCAGAACTAGCTGGAGATGAAGAGTAGGCTCCGTCTGCAATTCGC